ATCTCATCTTCGTCTTTGGCGTCATCGGATTTGCCGTCCGAGTCGCCGGGCGTTTCTTCTTCCGCCCAAACAAAATCGCCGTCGTCATCTTCCTCATCTTCAATGGGATTAACGGCTAGGTTTGACTTGGCTTCCGCACTGGTGGCTTCGGCTGAGGTTAATTCTGTTGGGGTGGTTTCAGTTGCCATGTTTGGTTAGCCTTGGTAGGCTTCCTTCACGGGACTGTTACGATCTGGCGGGCCGCTACCTTAAAATCAGGCGGCGGCCAGCATCGCATTTGGATCTTGCGCGGCGTTCGGATCGGCGGCCATTGCTTCCTGTTCCTGATCTTGCAGCACTTCATCCGGGTCGTAACTATCGAGTTTGAGCAGCTCTTCAAGAAGCCACTGAACCGAGACTTTGCCCATCTGGACGAACGGCATGTAAGCGAGAAGTGCCTGCTTCTTCTGCATCACTTCGCGCAGTACGTCGTTACTGGTTAGCGATTCGACGTCAATCACGACGCGGGTTCGCTCCGCCAAATACTGGTCGATGTTGCGGCTAAATTCGCCGGTGTTCAGCGTCGTCTTTCGCCCTTCGATGTTGATTTTGAGCGGGGCGGTATCGGCCATCGCGCCAATGATGCAAACCAGGTAGTAAAGCCTTCGGTAGTACCGGGCGAGATTCACCCCGGCAAAGTTAATCGACTTATTCGATTTCTCGTCTACCAAAAGGTTCTCGCCGAGAGTCCGCGGAGTTGGAGAGAACTGGGCTCTCCGCGCTTCCGAGATTCCGGCGTTGGCGGTGAACTCGGACTCCTTGCGGTCTAGCCACCGATCGAGGCCGGCGTTGTAGGTGCCGCCCGGAATGCGTTGAATCGGGAGATTTTTCGCGTCGATCGGGCCTTTAGTTCGAACGTTCGCTCCGGGAATACCGGCCAGTACATTCTTGAGGTCCTGTTCTTCCACTCCGGTAGGGTCGATGAGGTCAAAGTCGATTTTGCGAGTAGACGCGCGGACGCTGTTTTCAGCTTCGTTGATCGCTTCCTGGTCGGAGATAAGTGTCGCGATTCGACCGGCTGAACGTCGCATTCCGGGCAGTACGAATCCTTCGTAGAAAGCAAACGGCAGCCGTCCGTAGGGATTGACCTCGACGTGGCACGGCTCGGTGGTGATGTCATCCAGGATGATCGCGCGGGTTGGCTCCCACTTGCCCGCAATCCCAGCGTGCCAAAACTCGAACACTCGGACCACTTCCAGGGCGTCGTCGTAGTCTTGGGTTTCGTAGATTTTCTTGACGTGCTGACCGGCAAGCTCGGGCGCAACTCCGCACTTTTCGAGAAACAGTTCAGCGTCTACGAGGCTCATGTAGTGCATCACGCAGATCCAGCGCGCGCGGGTGATTGTCCGGACGGTTGGATCCCAGATGGTTTGCGTGACCGGGTGGTGCCGGACGTCTACCTGCTTGGTCCCGTCAGAATTTTCGACTAGTCCCACGTAGGCGATTCCGACGCCTAGCCCTTCGCCTTCAAGGTGTACGCAAGCGTGCTGGATTGACCATTCCGCATCGACGTCGCCGCCACCGTGCGAGCGATCCCGGATGTACTGCTGCCGGACGGATTTGGTCCAGGGGTCAAGGTCGGGAAACTCTGGTTCCGGGGCGGTGCTTAGCAGCTCGGCCGCCATCAGAATCTGAACGTTCTGAATCTTCATTGACTGCCCAATCTTTCCAAACTTGGGCGTGATGTCGGGAAAGTCGGGGAACCTAGCGGAATCAAAAGACGGCTGGGGTCCGATGGTTCCATCCCCGCCGTATGCCTTGATGATTCGGTTCCAGAGGGATTTGTAGTAGCTCGGTACGTAACCTTGCTTCACCAGCTTGGTGATCTCTGCGGCGGGGATGGTTGCCATTTCTAGAAGAACTTACGAGGGCGGGGAGCGTTGCCGAATGGCCGGTACCTGTCCGGGCCGTTTTCGATAACGGTCCACTCGCCGCTTTCACGCTTGTGGTGATTTTCTTCTAGGTGCTGCCGGTGCTCCATCATGGCCTGATGTTCCAGCGGGTCGATGTTGTCGTAGTCGTAGCCTTTGGCCTGAATATGGCCGCCCGCGACAAGCCTTGTGCCGCTTGCCCCGCACTGATTGCATACGGGGTCTTTGGCGGCTCCGGCAAGCGTGGCACCACCGACAATATCTTGCCAGCGGTGCCCGTTTTCGCATTGCATCACGACAAGGGGCACGGTTATTCGTCGTCCTCGTCAGCGTCGCCCGTTTCGATCTCGCCTTCGATCAGATAGTGCGCTTCAAACGGAAGGACATAAGGCGCTCCGCCGAAGTCCGTGAATAGCAAGATCCGACTGTACGTCTCGGTCGCAGGTCGCAGGTCGTCGATCTGCTTCTGGTACGCATCGGCGGTCTTCCAGAGGTCGGCGATTGTGTCTTCGACCGGGCCGAGTCCAAGATCGCGCTTAGCTTCTTTCTCAACGCGTCGTTGCTCAGTAAGATCGACTTCCTTGGCACGGGCGATCTTGGTGACGCGGGCAATATCCTTTTCGAGTTGGGCAATCTTGCCGTTTGCTACCGCCTGGTCGCGGGTGCCGGTGGTGATGGTCAGTCGAATCGCTCCGTTGTCGGTGGTGACGTTGTAGCTCGTGCCGTCCACGTCGGCGTCCTGCCCCATGGAGAAGACCGGCAACCCTTCAATTCGAGACTGCGCCGCCACAAGCAACCGAACCACGGGCATCGGCAACACTGCAAGCGCATCGCGGAACGTCCGGAGTTCTCGGACGGTGATCGGGTTTTGGACGAACATCAGAGGTCCCGGACCTGGCAAAACATCGGGGATAGCTTCTTCTGCTAGTTCCGTGGGTTTGTTGTTTCCGGCAACGATAGGTTCTTCTTGCTCGGGGGCAACTTCGGGCTCACTCGTCGTCGTCGCTGAAGTTCCACTCGTCGGGGCTTGGGAGTCCGAAGATTTTGGCTTCGTGGTATGGGGAGAATGGGTTTCTTGCTTGGCTGGTTTCATGAACGTTTTCACCGGGACGGCTCCATAGCATCGCGTAGGCTCCGCTGGCTGCGTCTACTTGGTCATCGTGCCCGTCGTTCGGAAGGCCGCTGAACCCAATCGCCTCCGCAATGAATTTCTCGTTCCACTCAATGTTACGGTGGAGAAACAACTGCCCACTCTTGCCGCGCACTCGCAGACCTGCCGCGCGTTCCAGCTTGTCGCCGCCGCTCCGGTCGGGAAATAGCTGGGCGCGGTGCGTTTCCGTCTGGGTAATCCACGGCGCTTCGGGGGCTTCTTTGAAAATCGGTCGCCGGAATAGCTCCTGAACGAATCCGATTTGGCTCAGCCGGGCATCGATCCCAACTCGGTACGACTTGCCACTCACCGCATAGTTGGCAAGGTCCGCGACCGTAACTTCGCAGATTTTATCCGCGGCGTCTGGCCACTCCGCCCGGAAGTGCACCATGTCCCGAATCCAGACGTTCTGATTCTGGTCGATCCCCATAAGGCAGCCTGCCGTATAGTCGGATCGTTGGTTCTTGGTAACGGCAATATCCCAGTACCGAACCCAGTTTCGGATCGGGGGACACTCGCCGATATTGAACCACTCGCGCAAGAACTTGTCGCCACTTTCGGCGCGGGGCAGTCCTTGGAAGTGACCAAGAAAGAACCGGGGGTCTTCGGTCTCGAGTTCTTCCAGCCATTCGCGTTCTCGGATCGGGCTTAGCAGTTCGCCCTTCTCGCGTCCGGTCGGGTCGGCTCCGTCTAGGTTATCATCTGCGATCGCGGGGAATCGGTAGTACTCAAACTTCCCGGAATCCAGCAAGTGCCCGGCAAAGTCATTCAGCGCCCACCGATGGAACATAACCAGGATGTTCGTTTTCTCGGTACGGGGTTTGATGTTGTTGTCGTAGACCCGGCGAAGGTGGCGGTTATGGGCTTCGCTCTCCGCGTCTTGGATACTGCCATAGGGGTCATCAATGATCAGCGTGTCAGGGCCGAGACCGGGGAATCCCGCATTCAAACCGAGGCAGATAAACGATGGCTGTCCATCGAGCATTGCCTGCCGCCCAAACGTGCTGAACTGCTCGACCTGGCTAAAGTTGGGGATGTGGCTTAGCGGGTCGGGGTACAGGTCGCGGTACGCCTGGCTCCGCATGATCTCGCGCACCACGAATCCGAACATCTCGGACTTGTCTTTGCTGAACGTCATGAGCGCGACGCGGTGCAGTGGATCGTTGCCGATTAGGTCAGCCGGCAGCCGCATCGAAACGATGATTGATTTGCCGTACTGGGGCGGGGCGTGGATCAGAATTCGCAGTCCCTTCTCGTGTTTCAACCGCTCGCAGATGGGGATTAGGTGATTAGTCTGCCAGTCATGAAGGGGAAACGGGATCGTCTCTCGGCAAAGGTCGGTCAGTCCCGCACGGGGCATCTGGCCGGGGAGTAGGATTTGCTGTTCGGCGAGGTCAGCTTCCCTTTTGCTTCTTAGGATTGCCGCCCGACGAATTCGACGCGATGCTACGCGCAAACTCGCTGGAATCAGTTGTTCCGGCGTCGCTGTCAGGAATGAGTCCATATTCTTTGAGGATCTTTTCGATGGCGTGCGGCGCGGCAAACTCAGCCGGGAATTGGCGTTCTAGGTACCAGGCTTGAGCTCGCCAGTCATCCTTTTCGAGAATGTTTCGGATGCACTTGGAGCTAACTTCCTGCCGCGCTTTGAAAATGTTGTGACGGAATCCGGCGTCTTTCGACATCCATTCCGTGATCGTGGTTCGGTCGTATCCCACGAGTTCGCCAACGCTCGAAACGGGTACGCCGTCTCTGACGTACCCGATGATCGCATCCTTAGTCGCGCTGACTAATAGTTCGTGATCGCGTTTCGAGCGTCTTGGCATGTCTTAGCGGTCGGCGTCCCAGGTCACCCAGTTCGCGACTCCGTTTCGCTGGGTGGTGCCGTTCACGCGGAACCCAAGGTGACCCTGCAAGGTCGGGGCGGTGGTGTTGATCAGGGCAAGCAAGGCGGTCATCTGGGCCGCAGAGAACGGTACGGCGGTTCCGTTGATCCACCAGTTCGCGTAGCTCTTGGCCGCGACAATCGATCCAACAGAATCGCCAACCGCGCCGAGACAGAATTCCACTCCGACCACCGCGTCGGCTGCGTCGGTCATTGTTAGCAGCGTTCCCGAATCGACGGCCGCCGCACCGTTCTGGATGACTCGCCCGACCATGGTTGCCGCGTTCTTGGCTTTGATCAAGTACACGCCATCGTTGGGGGCGGTGAACACTTCGGGAGTGGCCGGAACCGCCAGTCCTCCGGCGAATCCGAATGCCAGTCCGAGGTTGGCGACGCTTGACACGTTGACCCGCGCCATCGCTTTGAAGATGATTCCGGGGGCAACGAGCCGGGCCTCGTTGGTGGTCGCTCCCACGTCGTCGTTGTCTACCGACGTGGCGTTGGTTTGGAACCGGACTCCCGCGACGCCCGTAGCGTAAGCGACGGTAGCGGTGTTATCCAGAGTAACGATGTAGCGGGCCGCGACGTAGGCGTCTCGTCCGCCCCATCCAGCGGCTAGGATCTTGCCTTCTTTGGCGGCGATGTCGGTAGCAGGGAATTGACCAAACTGGCCCTCAGATGCGGCGACTCGGAGTTTTTCCGAAACGGCGGCAAGTTCTGCGCCGGGCTTGGTCGGGATACGAAAATCAACGTTGGTGCTCATGGTTTCCTTCCGCAGGCTTTAAGCTCGCTACTCAACGTAACGGGCCGGAGCTTGTTTCCCTAACGGTTACGATGGGTCGCGTCGTAACCGTTAGGGATGGTCTATCCCGTATCTGCTCCCGCGACTTACACCGCGCTAACGACGGAGTTGGTGGTGTTCCTCCCGTCCCCCAAGATGCGGAATGTGACCATCACCAAAATCGACGCGACGCCGAACACGGTTGTCAACATCTATGCCGATGGTGTTCTGCTTCAAACGCTCCTGAACACTCAGTCCGTTTCGCTTTATACGGACTCGCGCATCTCACTTCAAGGTAACGGCGCGGCTCAGGTTCAGGTAACTGATCCGGCTGACCCGATCGGGCTGGACTTCGTGGCTCCGATGCTGGTCACCGATCCCCCGAACTTCACTCGGCCATCAATTTTTCCCGCTAGTTTTAAAATTTGGTGCCAACCATTTCGCACCCCATTTGGAGAGGTTAGGTTTCGGTACTGGACGGACATTGACTACAAGATGCAGCGTCCGTCCGGTTGGCAGGGGTACACCGCGTACTACGTCGATCCGGTCAATGGTCTCGACACGAACGCGGGAACCTCGCAGGCGCTCGCCTTTAAATCGTTTTGGAAGGCGCTGAATACTTCGGCTGCTGCAAACGCGACCATTTACGTGAAGCCGGGAGTCTACGCTCAGAAGGTAGACGGCACGAAACAAGGCTGGTGTGATCAGAACATCACGGCCAATAAAGTGATCCTCCGATGGGGAGACTCGGGACGTATCGTTCTGTCGAACCACTTCACCGATTTGGTTTGGACGGCGGCTCCTGGAATGCCGGGAGTTTGGACGGCAACAAGTTCTAGCAACGGCGCGGGCGCAGTCTGGGATGCTAAGTATCCGGATGCTTACGGCGACTATCGCCGCTACCAGAAGTGCGCTTCTCCGCAAGACGTGGCCGGCATCGCTGGATCGTACTACACCACTTCGACCACCACCGCCGTCGCTCAGGTTTACGTGAAGACGCTCGACGGCCGGGCTCCGGACGCGGATATCCGGGTCATGGGTGCCAACCGAAACGTGCGGATTCTCACCGACGACATTCAGACTTACATGGAGTACTGCGACGTCGAAGGCGGGAACCTGGTGTTCAACGCGGGCCAAACGAGCGCGGTTTCCGCCACTCCGCAGATTACGGTCGCTTACGACTGCTCGGCGAAATACTCTTCCTCGCAGACTTCCGACGTGCCGGGCTTCTATGTCCGCGGTAAGGGACTGTTCCTTGCCTACCGGTGCCTTGCGGCTCAGAACTCGGAGGACGGTTTCGACATGAACTATGTCTCCAACTCCGCCCAAGACGGGACCGGTGACGGACGCAGTTTCATCATCGTGGAATCGGTTTCCCGAAACAATGGAAACTACATCAGCACGCAGACGCCTGGCGGCGAACCTCTCTCCAACGGGTTCACCTCCCACAACTCAAGCGTGGGAATCTACATCAACTGCGTGGCCTTCGGAAACTACGGGTTCAATTTCCACGACGCTCTTGGTGCTCGGACCTGGCTCATGGGATGCGGTGCGTGGGATTCGATTGGATCTCGAGCGACGGATAACGGCGACTTCCGAATCTCGCAGGATAATACTTCTGCCTACGCGACGGCCTGGTGGTACGACTGCTACAGCCGTAGACCCGATGGCCGCCCGTCGACCTCGCTGGTGTCTTACGAGATTAAGAACTATTCCAGCGCGTACATCCGGCGCCATGACTTCGGCGGGCTCGGAAAGACGGTTGGCGCGACTTCCGTTGTGGAGCTTTCGATTTGATGGAGTTTCGCGACGCCGTTGTTCACGACTTTAACTCGTCGCTGCCGATGATCATCCTGTTCTCGGTCGCGGTGGCGGTGGATGTCGTGCTGGGGATACTCGCCGCGTTCGTGCGCAATCAGGTGAGCTCGACCGTTTCGCGGCGCGGGATGGCAAAGAAAATCGCTGCGTTCTTTGCCCTGGTGCTGTTCGTGGTGGCAGACGGGATACTGCCGGACATTCCCGTCGCAGTGTTTGGCGTGACGGTCGAATTCAATCTGACTCAGATGGTCGTTTCGTTGATGGCCATTCAAGAAGTTCTATCGGTTCTTGAAAAAATGGGAATGCTCGGGTGGCCGATTCCCGAACGCTGGAAGCAGGCTTTGATTAAGGTGCGGGAAGCGAT